CACGGACACCTCTTTATCGCATATTAATTAAGATAGGTAACAATTTTTTTTCTAATTCCCAAACAGTTTGTAAATCTTGTTTACTTATTTCATGTTTAAATCTTTGCCACAAAAGATACGTGAGCCGTGCATCTTGTTCCGCATAATGTCCAACATATTCAGCTGGCAGTTTCCACATCTCGCCTTTTGGATCTACACCATGTGCTTTTGCAGCTTCAAACAATTCTTGCTCTGCTTTTATTTCACCTAAATAATCTTTTGCTAATACATTTAATTTGTAGCTATATCTGTTTTCATCTATCAAAGCCCCGGCAATCATGGTATCGACAATCTCCCCATTGACCTCGATACCATATGCCTTCAACCACCCCACATCATATTGTGCGTTGTGGAATATTTTACGACAAGGTAATTTACAAATGTCTTGCATATATTGTAAGACTTGCTCTTTGATTAAATTACCACCGCCATAATGTTCCATAGGATAATAGCCTTGCCAACCTTCCGTTGCAACTGCAAAGCCCACGATTTTACCTTGTCCTGTAGCCCATCCAGCTCCTATACCATTATTAATCCCATCATCTTTTGTTTCTAAATCTATAGCAATCTCTTTAGCATCACTAAGGTCTTTGTAATCTAATGGAGCAGACCAAATATTTTTTTTCAAATTAAAGACTAACTGCATAGCTGTCATTATATATTCCTTTTTTAAATATTACTATAGCACTAGGAAACGGAGCTGGTCCTTTACCAGAAAATTTTATTCTACCTTTTATAAATCTTACTTGTCCTTTGAAACAATAGTCGTGCCAATATGTAGTATCTGTTCTAGCTGGAATTAAACAAACTACTGTTGCACCTTTTAAACTTTCTTCATACGCTTTCTTAATCCACAACTTAATTTGTTGTCCGTAAGGAGGATTCATAAATACTACATCCTTTGACCAGTCTTGTTTTAAACCATCTTCTTTTATAGTGTAAAACTTTTTACACTTTTTATTTTCAATTGTACAACAAGGATCTAATGTGAATCTAAATTCTCTGTTTAATTGGTTATAAATATAGGTAGGAGTTACCCATTCATTTGATTCACTGCTAAACATACTTTTATTTATCATGAAAGCCCCAGAAATCTAGGGTTTTGAGTTCGATATTGGATATAAAGCTCACTGAGTGCATGTAAAAAATTTTTGCTTATGATTCTACCTAAAAATATAAAATTAAACATCAGGATTATCCACTTTTGCATATGCTAAATTACCAGACACCGTTATACGTGGTTCGTCTACTCCATAAAAAGGATATACAAGATGTTGTAGACCTGCTGGAAAAAGAAATAAAGTTTGCTCCCAACTTTTATCAACAGCATAATATATTTCTGCAATTCTTTTATACCAATCTGGAACTAAAAAACTTAAATGTCCTGCTTTAGGTGAATTACTTTTTACACCTGGTGACATGTTTTGCATTTGCTCTGCATCAAATGGAACTTGTACAAAAATTATAAATGAAAATAATCCTGAGTGACTATGTATAGGATTAAATTCATGTTTATACATTTCATTACACCACAAATTTACTAAATTTAACCTTAATCTGTAAGTGTCCCCTTCATAATTTCTTAAATATTTTTTAAATTCACTATCTAAATAATCTTTGTACCAACCAGTAGACTCTATACATTCTATTAAAAATTGTTCAAGATTAGGAAAGTTTGCATCCATAAGATATTCATTTACAATGTTTCCTGCCAGATGATGATTATGCCTAGTTTTATCTTGTAATGCTTTAGCAACTCTTTGTTTTGTTTCTGCAAACAAATTATCAGTCAATGTAAATTTAGTCAGTTGCATAATCTCTCTCCAAAATCATTTCACAATAGTGTATGGCTTTTTTTATATCCTCAGCTTTACCTTTATCTTTGTGTCTACAAATATACTTGATTACGTTACCCTCTGCAAATAAAAGTTTGTTTTTATTAACAAAATCAGCAGGTTGTATATTAAATTTTTTGTAGTGCGAGCTGCCTTTTTGCCACAATTTCTTTTTCTCTTTCATATTCCTCCATATGTTTTAAACTAAAACCATCACGTAATAAATTAAATAACTTATCTTCAACATCTCTCTTACTAGGTCGAGTATTGAATTCTAAAACTAAACGTATTTTATATTTTGTCATAGGTTTTGTAATGCGTAAAAACTATAAACTACAGTATAAATTAATAGTAATTCTATCATTGTTTCTTCTCCCTTAAATAAATTAAATATTCTTCTCCTATTGGATAATTGTATTTATAATCACTTGATAAAACATGTAAAGTATCCTTTGCTCTTGTTATACCAGTGTAGATTACTCTTCTCTCATCCGACTTTTCATTAACATTTTTATTATAAAAATTTGATGGCCAATTTGCTTTAGTATATAATAAAACATTATCAGCCTCTCCTCCTTTGACAGAGTGTATGGTGTCAATTATTATTTGAGGTTCCTCATCTAATTTTTGTTGACCATATCTCTTCAATAATCTTACAAAGTATTCCGTTTGCACTGGTGTAAAGTTACGAGTCAGCACTTCCCACCAAGGTTTTTTTACATCTTTATCAGTCATATCTAAACCACACCACTCTCTTAGTTCTGTAAAATCATAGGATTTGGTGTCTACACATCCTAACCAAAACCTAGTGGTTCGATATTCTAAATCTTTTAAAGCACGTACATATTTATACATATTTTCCGCTTCCATTTTATTTACACCCTTGCCGTTGCTGATTTTTGTCCAAGATTTTATAGCGTTCCATTGTTTTATATCAAAAGATTTATTACCTTTGTTGTCAGCGTAATACAGTCCAGCGTTTTTTGCAGCTATTCTAAGTTCATTTACCGTAGTGTTTATACGTCCTAATATGTACCAAGTGCCAGGTAAATCTCCTATAGGAACTTCATTAAAACTTAAATATCTTTTAACAAATCCTTTTTTTGTTTTTGGATAATAATCTTTTTCTACACTATCTAATATACCTCTGCGAACTATTTGTGAAAAATGATGTATCGCTTCACCAAACCTTCGTGTCTGTCTAAGTATGACTTTCCTTCCGGGAAAATACTTAGTAAAATATTTTGGATCTGAGCCATTCCACTTATATATACTTTGGTCATCATCGCCTGCCACGTAAATTCTTTTTACACTATCCGCCATTTTATAAATTACTGACCATTGCAAAGGAGTAAAATCTTGTGCTTCATCTAAAATTAAAACTTCTAAATCTGGAAACTCTACATTGTCAATGGTGCGTTCTATCATATCTGTAAAATCTATAAAACTATCTTTTTTATAATGTTCGTATGTATTTATTTTTCTAATGAATACATCAAGACTATCCTTTTTGTAACTTTCTTTTTTGTAAATTAAAACTGGATCTTCCATCATATTTCTAGCTTTGTCGTATATACCTAAACTCCAATCTTTGTATTGAAAGTTATCATCCGTGAGGCGTGAGTCGCTAGTCTTTATTATTTTTGTTTGCAATGCAAAATCTAACATACAAGCTCTAGGGTCAAACACTTCTTCTTCATGATATTTTTTACAATAACTATGTAATGTTTTAAATCTTGCAAAGTCATCCTCAGTATATTTTGGAAAAGCAGCCAATGCTCTATCTTGAGCCGTGTTTACTGCTTTATTAGTGAAAGATATAAAAGCAATGTCCATAGGATGCACACCCTTATTTAAATATCTTTTTAATACTCTTTCAATTAAAGTATGAGTTTTTCCTGTACCAGGAGGCCCAAATATTTTAATTGTTTTTTTGTATATCTGACTTTGTTTTCGTAGTCCTAAATCTCTTGTGGTACTCATCATCCATCTCTGTTACTGGTTCACTATCTTTCTTATTTATTGTTTCGTGTCTTACAAACTCTGGCATCTCTACATACCAAACATTTTTCTCACCCTCGTGATAATCTTTTCTAGCACATCCTAACATTCGCAGTGCATCTGCTGTGGTATTAAAAGCTTTAGCATTTTTCTTTTTTAAAAATCGATCCAAGGTATATTTTTTAAAATAACACACATTGCTTTTACTATCCAACACAATATAAGAATCTTTTAATTTTTCAAACTTATCTTGTTCTATATGTGACTCAAAAAAATCTTTCAAAATTAAATATCGTTCTTCTTCTAACGTGTCCACATACGCATGCTCCACACTTTCTACAGACTTTTCTACAATACCTTTCATAAGTAATTCAAAAGGACTAGGACCTTTTCTTGGTTTTGGTAACGTCAACCAATAAATTCTATAACGAAGTAACTTTACTCTCCAACTTTTTTCATCTTTCATATCTTCTGGAGTAACACTTAC